CAGAAGTCAGCTCCGCCGAATCCAGTTCCTATACTTGCAACTTGACTTGCAATACTTAATGCACCACTTAATCTATCAGTTGGAGGCATCATTACAGGTGCTCCATATTCTGGACGTACACCTAAAGCTTCTTTTACTTGAGCTTGTACACTTTGCATCTTAAGAAGTCTAGCTCTGTAACGTCTCTGCATTTGTACTCCAAACTCAGATCTTACAGCATTATTTAAAGCTCCTCTAGCTCGTGTTAATGCAACTAATCCTCTAGTCTTAGCTCTGCGATCTCTGCCGCCTTCATCAACACTTCCTTTACTTTGTAAATATTTTATATAGCCTGCCTGTTCAGCTTTCCTAGCCTGACCTTGTACATACAAAGCTCGTTGGTAATCATTACTGATTCCTCGGCTATAACCTGTGGCAGCACGTTGTAAGCCACGAACAGCAGTTGTTTCTTTGTTCCAAAATTTTAATGCCTCAGAATGATATCGAGTATTTTTCTGAGCCCATCTTTCACGAGCCGCTCTTCGAGCACCCGCATTAGCATCCATGCACACGGCAAAATTCTATAAATTGTACGTTATTTGGTCCATGTTCAAACTTACGTAAGAACTTGAAACCTAGAAATCTAAGTAGTTTTAAATGTACTTTATTTCTACTGTCAACTATATTCCAGAGGAGAGGCTCCTTACGGCTATCGACATACCGCTTTGCTTCTCTTGCAAATGTAATTGGGAATCGGTGTATATCAGGGGTGCAAAGCATCCATATATCACCTTGTTCTCCTACTCCGGCCATGCCAGCAGTCTTGCCGTCAGGCACTGTAAAATACACGTAGGAGGGGTTGTGAGTCATGAGAAAAGGTAGTTCGTTATGATCTATCCCATGACCTTCTTCGACCTCTCTGAGGTCATCTGAACGAAGATTGAAGGCCACTTCTGTAGCAGCCTCCAACGTAATTGGGTGTATGTAATTAGACACGTTTGTAAAATCTTGGTGAAAAATCTCCCTCCCATGACATAGCTCGTAGAGTAGCTGGGGCTGGGTGACTCGATTTAAGTGTAATATCTACGTTATTATTCTGTTCGTAAACAGGTATTGTTTTAATATAGTCTTCTACATATGGAGCATCAGATACTTGATATTCGTCTAGAACTGAAGACTCATATACTTCAGTATAATCTGGTTTTCCTAGGCGTGTTAGCGTCGTTTCGTATAGACCTATTTTAGAGAAATGTAATTTTATCCTGTGTACAACGAGTGATGAATTAACATCAGCGATAGATCTTTCTCCGTCTACTTTTATTGGATATATTCTAGGAAACTCTACTAAGTATTCATACAAATATCCTATATTAACAGTAACTCCTGACCAGTCTCCCGGTACTGTAAAGCTTGTTGTACTCGTTAATGTAGGTTTAGCATATCTACCTATTCTAGTTGCATTTGCATCAGTATCAACAAGAACTAAATCGTAGTTAGGTGTAGTAACATTAGCTAACCAACTTACACTACTAAACGTAGTTAAATTTGTACTTGCACTAAAACTACCACCACTGATTGTTGTATGGTTATCTATATGTACTAAATAGTTAACATCATCTTGATCGAAATTTGGGTCAGTATCAGACTGAACAAGTTTAATACATTGTAAGAAGTTATCTGTATCTAGATAATAGTATTCGTCATTAATTATAAAATGATATAATAATGGATTATTTAACTTCCATTTAAACCATGCTTGTTGCTGTCTTTTATCTCCAATAGTAAGATACTTATAACCATAAACAAGGCAATCTGATGAGTTAGATTTTGCAGCAAGAACTATAGAATTTTCTCTAGAGTTAGTTATTAAATCTATATCTTTAGGTAATAACGATGGAACTAATTTAGTTATGTCTACAACAAGCGGTTCGTTCTCTCTAGAAGTATTAGCCATTTCATTCATACGACTATACTTACCTGAGTTATCTATATATGCCAGAGTAGTACCTAACGATAAAGGAGGTAGATCTTTATTATAATTAAATGTAGCTACACTACGTAACTTAGCTGTATCTGGGTTTAATATAGTATCATCCGTAGATAATAAAAATTGTTGGTTTGTACTAAATACTAACAGTCCAGCGTTAATTTCTATACCATCAAATATTTCAGACGGGAAAGTTGAAGCAGCTGATATATCTATAGGATCAGCAGCAGATATAGTTAAAGCTGATATTATAAAGAAGTCAGGTTCACCAAATGTACCGGGTCTAGATAAGATAACATTTTCTCCTGATAATAATGCTAGCCTATTACGGAAGAATAATACTTTATTAATTCTCTGTCCTACAAACGAAGGCATAGGATTAGTTACAGTATCTCCTACTCTACGGTCAGCATATGTAAATTGTTTAACAGTAAATGTTGCTATTTCACTAGACGTCCCTCCATTAGCTAAACCAGTTCTCTGTATAACTAAAGGCATATTAGTTAGAGTTTTAGTGATACCCGGTTTAGGACATTCAAACCAAGATCCTGCACCGTCTAAATCATTTTCTCCTTGAAATTCTAGGTAGTAGTCATCTTCATCAGACATTCTAGCATTGGCTACTTTGACTATATAACCATGCCTGCATTGGTTAGGTAATCTAGTAACGTCGTTTATTGATGTTTGGAAGACTCTCATTAAATCTTCTTCTGAAACCTCAACACTAAACGGGCTAGAACTAGATAAATATATTCCCGGTCCTATAACCTTAGCATTTATACCAGAAGGTAGTTGTGCTAAGATACCACCTATAATAGTATCAGCTGTAACAGCAGTATCAGCATCGAATGGGGTAGGACTTGGTCTTACCAAACCATCACCGTTATTCGTAAGTGTAGCTTTAACTTGTGTAGTTTCTATCTCTGTTACAGTGACATCTAGGTATGCTTGACTACCACTAGAATCAGTTACACTAGCTGCCTCGTCAGCGTATTCTGGAATTACTCGTATAACATCACCAACTTCCCAACCTTCTCCACCATGTAGTAGAGTTACTTCAAGGTTATAAGAACACCTATAATTCTCGCCATCTGGAGACGGGTCATTTGAGCTATAATCATAATCAGGACTAATACCTTGTTGACCCAAAGCTGACGCACGAAATACTAAGTTATCCCTACCTGTCGTAAGTGTAGTACCGCTGCTGTTTTTAACATGTGTAATATTTTCTGAGGAAGAGTAACTATTCTTAGCTGTTACTGTAAATACCTCGGTACCTATACCGGGACATGTACCTGTACCATTACTTTCATCAAAGTTATTACCTGTGATTTTTACTTTTGTAGCTCTCTTGAGGGATGTTAAGTTACCTGTAGATGTAGAATCAAATATATTAAGACCGTACTGTCTACCATTTTCAGTACGCATTAATTCTATCATAGCACAGTGAGCTTCTGGCCTATCAGCTGTAGTTCCAGTCTGTCCTACTAGAGTATTAGCGTTAGAAGTATCACGGTTAGTAACAAAGGTAGTGTCGTTGATAGTAAGAAACTGTAAGTTTTCAGCATCGCTTGTTGTTAAATAATTTGTTATAGCAGTCTGTCCGCCTGTTCCGTAAACTACGTTCTGCTCTGCACCGGGGTTATCCCCATTTGCTTTCCACATTCTTAGTTGTCCATTAGGAGCAACCTGTCCTATGTAAGCACCTTCAGTATCATCACGGTAATAATGAAACCATGAACCACCACTCTGTACGTTAGCGAGTTTATCAGATCCTACTCGTTTAGATCCGGGTCTTTTAAGTAAGCCATAAGTTATATCAGGAACAGCATTTACGACATCCCTGACCTGTCCTTTGAACTTAAGATGGTCTGACTGTTCCGAAATTCCTTGAGCATAATTAGGGATAGTCTGTGTAATTCCTGCCATTATCTTCTAAGATTCCTCCATGGTTCATAAGTATTATACATAGTATCGTCCGGAAATCCCATCATACTGTGATTACCTTGGTTACATTCGTACTCCATAAGTGCAGCACGAGATAAAGCTTCTTGTGATGCAAGTAATTGTACTAATTGAGGGTTAGCTACAAGTTGTGTAGCTGCCATCCTTGATGCTCGATAAGTTATATATCTTCTGAATACTTGTGGTGTATCTTCAAAAGGATAAACTTTTGTAACATCTAATTCTATTGTATCTATATCAGGAAATTCATCTGTATGAGTTATCTTATCATATAAATATCCTCCACGTCTAACAAAGTTATATGTTCTAAGATGCCAATTATCAGTTAAGTCTAGTTTAACAATATCATCGGATATAGCAATCTTATTAGTAGTACTATCAGGTGTAAATTTTACATGTCTTTCTCTGTTAAAGTGCCAACCTTCTATTTGTGTATCAATATTAGCATCTTTAAGTAAGTTATATATAAATTGTATCTCTGGGTTAGCATTAGTAATAACCCCTGTATTAGGATCTTTTAATTGTGTTATGGGTGACTGACCTATGCTACCCAGTATTGAGTTAACTGCGGATAGTTCGGTATCGGTTTCAATAGTTGTGGTAGCCATAAGAAAAAGGGGAGCCGAAGCTCCCGTATAAAAATAAAAATTAAGCGTTAGTTGGATAGTTGTCACCAAATGCAGCGTTACCTGTTGAAGCAGGGGCAGCACCAGCAACTAACTCA